GCAATCAGAAGACTTTGTCCTCCGACAGCGATGCATTCGCAATTTTAAAATGAGTGTGAGAAACTTTTTTAAAAAGTCGGAGGACGTTTTTTTTATCCTCCTATACTGGTTTATCCCAGTTGGAAATGCGGCGGATCATACGGCTTACGCCAGTCACCACCCCAAATAATCTTAATTCCCATTGCCGCAGCTGTTTTTTTTATGTGTGCTGCAATTTCCTTCAGCCGTGCAATAGTATCTATATGGTTTACCTGTACTTTACCCAGAAAGAATGGATACAAGTCCACAGCAGCCCCCAAACCATCCCTCTTACCGTCAGCTTCATCCTGATGATTTGATAAGTTTTTTACGCCGTCTGCGTTCGTTACTTTTAATCCGGGTTTTGTTCTGCCCTGTGCAAAGATTTCCTGCTGCTGTTTCGTAGTTCGTAAGCCACAGACGATAGTGAAATCAACCGGGCTGTTTGTAATTGCCGCTTTCATTACTTTTGCCAGGTCGGGGTGTACTCCTTCGAGGTTATCCAGGCTGCGTTTACTTAATTGATATTTCATGGTTAAAACTGTTTTTTAATGTAAAACCTACCCGCTTCCCAGAACACTACCGTTAAGACAATACACCACAGAAACGCCGTTAGCTGGCTACGTTCTGATTTTGATTCTGTATTAATCTGTAGGGCAGATTGTTTCTTTTCTAAGTCTTTTCTCGCCTTAACTTCAGCATCATATTTAGTCTGCAGATCGGTTTTTTCTTTGGTAAGTTTTGAGTTTTCTGTTTTTAAAGAAGCGTTTTCTTTGGTCAGCTCAGACGTGGAACTGAAATCCAGATCAGTATTATCATTTACCGGAACTTCAGTCATATTGCCCTGAGCATCTGTAAATTTCAGAAACCGGATCTCACCACCATCTACGCATTTACCGTTATTCTTAAGCGATAAATTCTGAAGGATGGATACGGAAGATTTACCAGAACTGAAAGCGGTATTATTGATAACTGAATCTGTTTTAACTTTAACTTCAGCAGTCTCAGCTGTAATTTCAGACGAAATGGAATTTACTTCCTTTTCCTGGCTTTCGGTTTTCGTTTTCTCTTTAGTTTTGTGTTTCTGCGTGGTGCAGGCTGTTACAATGAACAGTAATAGAAAAATGGTTATTAGTTTTTTCATGATGAAATATTAGTTTTTTAATTTTGGAGGGCGTTTTTTATTTCCCGCCTCCTGGGAACCTTCAGAATGTAACGATTAAAAATTCTGTGATCATAATTCTGTTTTTTTAGGAACCCATTCACCTTTAGTCAGATCAATAGAATTAATACAATGGTCTTTATCTAATCGGTCTAAAATCTTCACGAGTCTTACTCCGTAGAACCAGCTTGATAGCTTACCTTTTCCTTTTTCTGAAAGTGTTTTATCTACTTCATTTTTACCTAAAGCGGAAGAAATCATTTCTCCCTCTACACCGAATTTATATCCTGTTTCTTTTATAAGATAACTATTCCAGAATGTTCTATAATTCCTGTTAGCAAAACCATCTAAAGCCATTGCTTCCTGTCTGTCATACTCCTGCATTTTCTTTCTCCTTTCAGCTTTTGTAAGGTGTTTTATCTTATATTTATAAAGCACTCTATTTACTATGTTTACTACTGTTAGTAAGAATACTGCGAGCAGCCAAAGTTTAAATGCCCTCATCTACTTCAAATTCTTAAAATAATCTGGATTTTCAGCTTTGATGTCATTCACATATTGGTGAGTAAACATTTCAAAGATTACTTTAAACACCTTACTTCCTACCATCAACATCAGGAATTTCAACGTAGGAACTAACTTAACTTCCTGTTTAGTTTCAATCAGTTGTTCTTCATACACAGGTGGAATATCTTGCTCTAATTCTTCATCATACCATCCCTCTTGAATTAATACATCATCATAGTATTTAGTTTCAAAAAGCATTCTTTCCCCATTTTCATCCACTAAAGCCATCATATCTGCACCTGTCTTAGTCCAATCTGGAACTGGTAGATTTAAGTCTATTTCTGCACCTGTATCTGTATTGATTAAAATTCTCTTTGGGTTTACTTTTAGAAATTCTACTGACAAAGCAATGTTCACATCCTTTACTCTTAGGATTTGTTCATGTTCTACTCCATCTATTATTAATGTATCTAAAGGAACCTCTGCAAGAACTAAATCTTGTGAGTTAATTACATCAATTAATCCTTGTACTTGTGCTGGTATTATTTGTTCTGTTCTCATTGTTTTGTTTACCATGTTTTTCTTCCTAAGTCATTTTCAAAAGTGTTAATAATATTTTGGAGATTAATAGACTCTGCATCGGTTAATCCAAAATGTATTACTGTCGTCTGTAATCTTCCTGCCGAATAACCAACACTATACGGACCTAAACTATTCATAACATTTAACAGATATATTCTTACATTTGGTAAATCCCCACTTGTAGTCACATTTTTAACTACTGTGGTATTTTTCAGCATAGATAAGTTTGAAGAATTTCTATTAATAGAGTAAATACCAAGTTTTGTAGAATTAGAAATTGAGTTAATAGCTGAGTTAAGCCTTGTACCAAATGATGTAGAAGTAGCCACTAATAAAGAATATGTTTTAGCAAGACCATTAAACCCACCAAATATAATTTCGTCTGAAGAAAAACTTGCATCATTAGTGCCTATACAAAGTGTATAACCTTCATCCCCTACCGTAGTATTATTTAATATGTTAAAACTTGTATCTCCATACGCATTTAGACCTGCACCTCCCATAACGCCATTGTATGAGAAAATTGGGCTTCCATGCCATATTATGTCAAATGCTGATTTATTTCTTCTTACAAGGTCGAATTTTGTAGTATAAGCAGTTCCACCAACAAGAGGATAAAAAACTTTTATTTTAGACCATAATCCAGAATCAACAAGGCTGTCAAAACAATTATGCAGCGCATTAATAATAACAGTGTCTGTTATTCCTGTTTTTGATAAAAAAACATTTACATCATTCCCCACAGTGTAATATAACCTTCTTCCACTCATAACTACATATTAATTACGTTAAACCTTCCACTTGGCGAAACACCACCTTTTTTAATAATGATCATATATTCACGTGTTTTAGTAGCTTTTGGATCATCCGAATAAGCATCACGAATTAACCATGCAGGCAACGTAAGCAATTCACCTGTTACCGTCATCGTAATTACACAAGTTTCATCTGCTAAAATCATATTTACAAAACTGATTGTAGTTGCCGTGGTTGCCGTTAAAGAGAAGTGACTTCCAGCGTTTAAATCTATTGCATAAGTTCCGCTTACTGTTGCTTCAACTCGTTTTCCCCTTACATTATGCTCAAAGATTTCATCTTTAAAAGCAACATTTTTCTTAATCCCTAAATTGTTATTAAAATAATATCCAACTCCATCAGTCCAAATTTTATTAGGTACACTATTCTCAGAAGTAATCTCCAATTCCAAAGCTGGAACAGAAACTCTACCACCTGTAAAACTTAGTTTCTTTGCGTTAAGATTCTGAGTTCTATCAGCACTCCAAGTAAGATTTGTATTAGCGATGTTTTGACCAAATGTAGAAGCATCTGTATATGTAATTGTACTTCCTGATTTTGTAATTACCCAACTGCCATCTGTTGTGGGTTTGTCGAGCTTACCAGTTTCAACATTCGTCAATCGGTTACTCGGCTTCACTCCATCCGGTGCTGCGGAATCGTATTCTAAAACATCTCCGTCGTTTCCTTCCGGGAAAGATGCGGAACCGCCACCCGCAAGCTCGTGATATTTGTTTTCCTTTCGCTTAAATTTCGCAAAGCTTCGAGGCTTCAGTGTGTAGTTATCCGCAAACGGGAAAGTGGTGTAAATAAGCGTTTCCTCGTAATCGCCAGGAAGCAAATCTACCGGTGTATCGCTGTTATTATACAGCGTGATTTCCAGCCCGTCGCGGGTGTTTTTCTTCACCTTTGTTCTAATCGCTGCAATTTTAGGAAGCGCGGTAAAAACTTCGATATTAAAGGAAGTTGAAGGCGATACTGCAGTAACGATATTCATCGGTGCATCGTTGAAAACCTGAACAGTTCGCCACGGATCTTCATCCCGGAGCTTATAGCCATTATCGGCGTCCGGATCTTGTATTATTCCGACATCTGAAAGAGTAATTTTAAATATTTCAAGCGCATCGGCCGGTATTTCAGGATCAGTAATTTCCGCCTGTTCTCCGGATTCTACCATAAAGAAATCATCCTGGTTTTTCACAGCATAACCGCGGAGTACATTGAAGCCCGAACCCATAACCTCAGAGAAAGTCCATGTATTTTCAAAACTTCTGGTGATCAGCTTACCTTTTACCCGCACCACATTGGCACCGGAACTGTGAACATTCAGTTTTAAAACATTCCCGGTTATTTCCCTCTTTCCAAGCGCAATCACCTCAGAGGTCACCACCGAAAATGGCAGTTGCTCCTCCGGAACCACACCATTCACGAGATCCGCTTTTTTCTGAAGTGTAGTCACAAGATTTTCAACCGCACTTTGCGGAATTGGCTCATCCTTATGCCAGAATGAATCCAGCCACGCCCAGAATTGTTCCTGTGGAGGCTTACTTTGGTTTTTGAACCAGTCTTTAATGATATTTATTGATACTTTCGGCATCTTTTAAATCTTAATTAAATCCGACAAAACGGATGAATTTTACGATTCTCGAGGGCTGGATGTTTGAGTGAGCCTGGCCGCCACCGCGTTGTTTTTCAGCAGCCGTAACCCAGTTTGAAGCTGTCAAGCCTCCTATTGCCAGCTCATTGGCAGCATTCGAGGCATCCACACCGCCGTCACTACTTACATTTCCGCCTAATTCGGATGCTCGCGCGGCGAATTTGTTGAATGGCGATGTCGAGTGACTGTGAGCAGGGATTTCATCCAAAGTAAGCGTCACTTGCGCTACACCAATTGTACTGTTCAAGCCGCCAAAGTTTACATCCCCGGACTTTTGACCTACCGGGACATAGCCCTGCATATCCGTATGCTCTTCCCATCCGGCAGGTATCTCATCTGCCGGGCGGCCCCATATTGCCACAAGGCCAACCGGCACTGCTTTCTCAAGCTGAGTCAGGCGGTCTTCTAATGCGAAGAGCGTCATCGGTCTGCGGAAGTTTGCCCAGGGGTATTCTACCGTACCACTCCCGAAAGTCGCATATCTTTTATAAATAACCGCCTTCACGGAACCGTCTTCAAATCCGCGGGCGTCCGGCGTTTCTATAATCACCACATTGTCGGTAACGGTTGTTCCCACAAATGGCAGTAATTCACCGTAAATTGAAACAAAACCATTCGTCACGGTTCCGCCGCTGGAATCTTCGCAACCGGTTACGATCGTAAGATCACCTGCGAAATTCCCAAAGGCATTGAAGTTTTTGTAAGCCTCCTGGCTCGCGTCTAAAATCTGGGTTGACAGTGGAAAACCGCCAGACTGATTATAATCTATATTATTCATTACTCCTTAATTATTTTATATCGTTTTGAAGCTAATCTGTAAAAATCGATCAGCGCTTTCATTTCATAAACACTGTATTGCAAATCAATTGGAACTACCACAATGAAATCCACGCCTGTATCTTCGTAATCTGAATCATCGTACAGAAACATCGTTCCCAAAAACTTTGGTTTCTCTTCAGCATCCGTGTAGATGTATTTCCTTTTAAATGCGTTGCCGTCATCGATCCGGATTCGGCGCAGCTCGTTATCAAATCGGTCATTCAACGCACCTCTGAGGTAACATTTCTGGCTGTTGTGCGCCAGGTTGTAAATGTTTCCTTTCCGGTACTGCAGCCATTCATAATGAATACTTTCTATGGCAGAAGTAAAAAGCAGAACCCACGAATTAGCCACCGTACCGCGCAAAAATGGCGGAACTAATGAAAGGGCTAATATTTTCCAGTTGAGTGAAAACCACATAATTAATTAGCGATATATTCGATGTTATTAAAGTTCTCGATCTTGAAATATCCGGACGTCGGAATTTTTTTAACGCCGATATTCTCGAAAGTTCCGTAAGTGGTCCCGGTGCTGTCGATCCAACTGGACGCAGCGTTAACCAGATGCGGAATATCTACACCCTCTGTTTGCTGTAACTTATCAACCAGGGACGAAAGAATTAATTCACCATCAAACGGAAGTTCTTTCATAAAGGCTTTCAGCGCATCTTCAACAGGTTTTTTTCCTGTCAGAATAGAAACTCCGGAACTGGTTAAAACCAAAGGATTGTAATAAATTTTAATGTTCAGTCTCAGGATATCCGGCAGATAATTAATGACGGTAATCTTCACGCCTGCATCCCGTATCTCATCAATGTAAGCGTCAAAGCTTTCTTTTTGAGCAGGTGATATCGGCGCAAGTTCTGCGTTGCTGTCTTCGGTTGCGATCTTTATAATTAACCTGCTTTCGTTGGTGGCTTCAGTGACTGCAGAATACTTAATTATTTTAGAATTCTGAATCTGTTCCTGGCTGAATCCTTCGTTATTGAAAACATCGGTATCAGGATATAAATTAAAACCATATTGAAAGATCAGTGCTTTGTTTCGGTACCAGCGTGCCGTGTGCGGCTTCAGAACCGAAAGGATTTCCGTTACTTCTTTTTTATGGTTATCGAAAAGTTTTTCGAGCGTCCAGAACAGGAACACGAACACATCGATCAGCACATTTTCAAAAGCCGTTAACGAAAACTGATTTTCAAAGGTTTGGTTTTCATCAAGTCCGTAAGCTTCAACCAGTGCCGGATCCTGCATGAATCTGTCGGTAAAACTTTTCTTTATTTCTGTAATTGTGCGTGCCATTTTTAGCTGACTTTAAAGTTTTTGTTAATAATCCAGTATCCGATTCCTTCGAGCTCTTCAATTGCATCATCTGTATTCTGTTCCAGGGCTGTTGCCGGTTGTTTCTTTCTAAAGATATTCACAACGTCCTGGTTGATCACGGCTGAAGCTTTTATTTCTTCACCAATTACCAACGGCGTGGTAATTCCGCGGTTATTGAGAATGGCCATTTCAAGAACTGATTCGTAACTTCCGGTGAGCTGACAGACCATATCAATAAAGTTCTGGCCCTGCTGTGTTTTATTCGTATTCTGCATCAATCGAAAATCTTTGAAGGTTGTATAAATCCAAATGTTTTACGGTCATTCCGTCCAAAGCAAACTGTTCTTTGATCGCGTGGCGGTACTTCAGCAGATCTTCATCAAGTAAAGCAGACCGCAACCCAACACCCAGTGATAAATTGGCTTTGAAGTCGCCCGGTTCCGCGACCATTATCGACGCCATATTCTGTTCAAGCGTGGCACCGATCACCATTCCACTCAGGATCTTCCCGAAAGAATCTTTCACAACCTGAATTTTCAGATCGTAAACGGTGCTGTCGGAACTGTCCTGGTACTGTATGCCTGTTGCTTTGTTTTTCATTCTAATTGTCCGTTAAAAGTGCCGGTTACAGCGCCATTAGGTGCCATTAAGCCGGTTGTATATTTTATCGTGGCCTGTTGTAACCAGGCTTCCATTATTTCTATCAATCGTTCTGCAAATTCCTCGGTGCTCGATTCCTCGCGGGTAATCATGTCTTCGAGAATTTGTTTTACTGCAGCTTTCGCTGCGGGCTTTGCTGTGCTTAAACTCATTTTAAAATTGTTTTAAAATCGGTTTCAAACTTATTAATCCGTACAATGGAATCCGGTAACGGGGTTCCTGATGGTCCGGCGGGTGTAAATACTTTCAGCTGCTTAAGTAAATCGGTGAGCTGCTGAAATAAATCTTTCAGACTGGTGCTTTCGTTCTGCACCTTTACTTTTCCGGTGGTGCTATCGATTTCAACCACCAAGCCTTGTTCATTATATAATATCCTTTCTGCAACATCACATTTTATTACCGTTAAATTCCCGATGGTTCCGTCGGTGCTCAGCATCAGAACCCGGCTGCCAGCTTTGGGAATGATGAGTAAATTATCAGATCCGTCCGCCGTTGCTTTTAGTCTGATATCTGAGACCTCAAAATCATTAACCATTACTGAGCAGGTGTCGCCTGTAACTTTCGTTACGGTTCCGTCGATCGGCAGATTCGGATTGGCTGCTACAATCTTTCGGATGTTTTCTTTCAGCGCCGCGTGCTTATCATTCATTATTTACTCAGTTTTATTCCTGGTGTTATGGTTCGCTTTCCGCCGTTTTCGCTGAAGCTCGTGGTAACACTTTCCACGTAATATCTGCCATCCTTGTAAGGATAATCTTTGTCATAAATTCCAACCGTATAACTCGGTTTAACGAATGGAATTAACCAGGCGTCAAAACTTCCTTCGTAACCTGGTGCCATTTTATTTTCGTACTCAGTATCTGCGATGATCTTAATCGCACCTGCTGACATTCGCCCGACTTTCTTTGTAATCTTTTCCCCGCCGGCTTGACCCACGGTTTTACTGATCGTTTTTCCGTCCAGTCCCACACTTTCTACCGTAACTTCTACTTTGCGGTCCTGTGCGCTTTTATATTCCAGTGAACTGGATTCTATATTATGCTGCATACTGTATTCAGCTTCACCGGCTTTCCTGGTGTATGCCGGGTGTATATGCAGTTCCTTTTTCGCCATATCAAAGAAGATATCCGCGCCGGTCTCTTCCTGAAGCTTCGCCAGAACATCAAAGCCTGTTGCCTGATAAATGGTGAACTTATCGTATGGAATATCATATTCGCACACCACTTTGAAACTTTTGTCGATGCTGGCCACCACGTACTGCGCAATCTGCTTTACGGTGGCCGGCTTGAATTCTTTATTTGGGATTCCGGTTCTGAAAAGAAATAATGCATCTTCACAAAGGATCTGCAGTGAACTGTCGTTCGTGGTGATTTCTTTTACATAGCCGATAAATTCTGTTTCCAGATCAGAATCATATCCCAGTCGTATTTTTACTTCATCGCCGCGCCCGATGGATTCCTGTACCCTCAGAACTTTGTTCATATCGGCTTCCGGCAGAACAATAGTGGCAGTATCAGCCAGATTCTTTACAGACTCTTCGATGATGCATTCCGCCATTATTCCAAGCTTCCAGTTTCCCTGCTTGTTTTTAAAAGTGATATCCCAGTTTAGCTGATACATTATCTGTCAAATTCGCCGGTGGTTTCACCAACTGTTAGTTTTCCTGTTTTACGTTTATTGATCAGATTATATGGGAAATCTGAAACAGCCCGTATTTCATAAGCCTGCACATTTTCACCTTTTGTGAAAGGAAAATTCATGGCTTCAATCACAATTTTATTAATACCTAAAATCTGTAATGGCTCGCAACGAACATGAAGCGCATTTGGTGTAAGTAAAAAATCCCTTAATTTCTCCATTTCGGTACGCGGATACGTCTGTGCTGCTTTTCCAAACATCCTATCACCATACAAAGCGCCGGTAATCGTAATTTCGTAGTCATCGGTTGACCATCTTTCTTTTATGGATCCGATCAGGTTTTTACCTGCTTTTGCGATATTGCGCTTAATAATCCGGTTTGATCCCTGGATATTTATCATGGGTTCCAACGGCAATAAATACCATTCAATTCCATCCACACTGAATGAAAAAGGAAAAAATTGATTCTCTTCTGATATTACAGGATCATTTTTCCATAACAGATCTTCGTTGTTTTCAACCTGATAATTAGGGTAACCAACCTTTACAGGTTGATTAATAATTGGCAGAAACCGAACCGGTGGCAGAACGTGCTTTGCAGCTTCATTCTGTACCGCCTGAAAGCGTGGGATCTGTTCCACAACTTTACTTCCCATCAGAGAAGCAAGCAATATGTTTTCATTTGTAAATTCCATTATCCTGCTGCTGTTGTGGCTGATGCCGTTGCTCTTAAAAGTCCGTCTAAAATTTCTTCGCTTACTTTTTGTATTGCAGAACCTGCAGAACCTGCGTATTCTCTGATTCCGATCAGCTCTTTAATATTCAAAGTGATATAATTGTGTTTTGTTCCGCCGGTTGCGATGCTTTCGCTCGTTTTTTTCGCTTTTTCCTTTGCGCTTCCGCCTGTTCCGCCACCGCCGCCTGCACCGCCTCCGGTATCAACGCCCGGAATTTTAACAGGTGCAACAATACCGCTGTTTACATCAGCGGCTTTACCTTTTCCGTTAACCGCATTATATGCTTTGGCTGCCATATCTGCGTTATTCATGGCGCCACCCCAACCCTTCGTAATATTACCCACGAACTGTGAGCCGGAACCTGCGCCGCTCAAATCAAACATGGCCTGTTTTCCGGCGTCCCAGGCTTCCTGCCAGTCACCGTTAAAAAACGATAATAAAGCATCACCAATTCCGGTGATTCCGGAAAGTAATTCTGTCAACCGGTTCAGTACATAATCCTTAATTGCATTTCCGAAAAGCTTCATCGCTTCCCAGCCTTGGAATACTACTTTCCGGAAGCCTTCAAATTTCTTCCAGCATACCACCACAATGGCAACCAGGGCAACAATACCGGCAATTACCAACCCGATAGGGTTCGCGGTCATCGCGGCGTTCCAAAGCCATTGCGCTTTAGTGACAATGCTGGTCCACAGTGCGGACATTTTCTGGGTATTGGTAAGGAAAGACAGTGCGGAACCGGCACCGGTGAAAATTGGTGCAAGGTTGGCCATATCGCGCGCGGTATCACCAATAACAGAAGCATAACCCATCCAGCCATTGGAAGCATTGAAAAGGGTAATCTTCAGATCATCTACACTGGCTTTCAGCCTGGCGTTTTTTTCCGCCGGACTTTCCATGATGATGGCTGCTTGGTCGTAAGCTTCAGTAGTGCCTTTTACTGCACCGGTCAACCGGTCCATTTCTGCGGTCTGGCTGATCAGCGCCATCGCGGCGTTACTATTTTCTTTACCAAACATCGCCGACATTAAGGCAGAATCTTTCAGAAGCGGTTTTAACCCGTTAAGTCGCTGGGATAGCGTAAGGGACGGATCGTTAAGTTTATCGATATTAATTCCCATCGCCTGGAACTCTTCCTGTACTTTTTTCGGAAGGAAACGGCCCTGACCTAAAGTGGCCAGAACGTTTCGCAATGCTACACCGCCCTCGCTTCCTTTTTTACCGGCTTTGTCCAGAACCTGAATAGCCGCGTTGGTTTCCTCAAAGGCAACGTTTGCACCTTTGGCTGCCATACCGCTCTGTTCCAGCGCCTGTTTAATCTGCGGAAGTTCTGCGGATCCTTCACCTGCAGCTGCTGCCATCACGTTCATCATCGATGCCATGATTTGTGAAGCTTTTGTAGGATCTTCCAGTGAAATACCGTATTGGTTCATCGCCGTGGTCAGAACCTCGGTCGCTGCAGTGGTGTCGCCGCCCATTAATTTGGATGTGTACGATACCGTTTCACCCATACTTTTAAGCGCGGTTGGCACTTTGGCAATTTCAGGCGAAAGCTGACCGAGAATTAATTTATAGGATTCCACGCCCTGAGCAGCGGAACCGCCAAAGGTTTTCGCTGCGTTCCTGGCATAACCTTCAATTTCTTTCAGTTTTTCGCCTGCAACGCCTGTCATGGCCTGCAAATCGTGCATGCTCGTTGAAAGATTCATTCCGGGAGCGTTCAGGGAATTGATCCCATCGCTTACCCGGCTGATATTATCGATCAAAGCATTCAGTTTGATCGCGGAAAGCTGTTTATTGATCGACTGCACCATGTTGGTGGTTGACTTCTGAATATTATTCACCGATGCAAGGACTTTGTTCTGTCCCTGCATCTGTACAATAATGTTATATAGTAAGTCGTTGGTCATGGTTTAGTTTCCGGTCTCTAATTTTCTGATGTATTTTAGTTCGGCGACTTTGGCCGCCCATTCCTGGTCGCTTAACAGGTTCGGGTCTGGTATGTGGAAATAATAGGTTAACTGTGCATTCTGTACACGCAGCCAATCCCGTTCTGGATCCACTTCTGCCTGTTCTACAAAAAAACCAGTTCGGCTTCCTGTATATTGATCAGTCCTGAAATCTGTGGCGATACCGACATAAACAGATCAGTGTCTGTCATAATCTCTTCATCACCGCCTAACCAGCACTGTTTCAGAATGATTTCGTTAAAAGCTAAAGGATCTTTGGCACCGGCCTGCGATGCGTAACTGAGGGTTTGCCTCGTTGGTTTTTTTACATAACCGATTTTACCGCCTACTTTCAGCGCTGCCACTTTTCCGTGTTCAGCTTTCCAGGCGTCGATTTGTTTTTGGGTAATTCCGGTTTCCGGTGTAATTTCTTTTGACATTGTTGTGAGATGTTTTAGAAAAACAGGCGGCTGTTAACCGCCTGTTGGTATTGTTAAATTTGGTTTCTGATATTCAGCGCGACGAAAGGCAACGTAATTTCTGCGAATTTATCGCCCTGGTTAAATTCCTTTGCGGCTTCAGTAAATCGGAGACCTTCAATTCTGTCGGTCATCATAGCGTCGCCGGTTGCTGGATTTCCGTAACATGCAAGTCCGTCCAGGGAAAGACTTAATACAGATCCTTTACCTGCTTTTACCAAAGCTTCGTATTCAGACTGCAGCATTTTAATTTCACCTTCGTAAGTCAGGTTACCGGACTGAATAGAAACTGGCTTTCTGCCTTTCGCGTGAATCGGTTCACGCTCGATCTTTTCAGAGTATTTCAAACCACGAAACCGCGTGAGATCTCTGCCACCGAGAATAAGGGTAAGATCTGCCCATTCGTATTCTCTGTCGTTTATTAGTGCCATAGTATTTTAGTTATTTAGTTCAAAACCCAGCACCACATCAATCCAACGGTTGTAACCGAACGGGCGGATGCTTACAACAACTTCCATTCGCGAGCTGGTAACAATGTTCTGCGTAGGATCTACGAAACATTTTACACCGGTATCGTTCAGGTCATTCACGTCACGGCTCAGGTCATCGCCCATACTGTTGAAGATTTTTCTTTCTACAGCAGATTCTACCGTTTTGGCGTAGGTCGCAATAATGCTTCCGTCCGCGTTCGCCGGTACTTCATCCAGCAAGAAATCAAGCAGGGCATCATAAGAGAACCTGAAGGCTTCGTTAATGGTTCTGCGTCTGCTCAGATAGTGATAATCATCATCAGGATCACAGGCCAAAGGATCATCCATTACGAAATATCCTGCACGACTCTGGTGCGTGGTGAACGTGATATATCCAAGATCATACAGTGCTTCGCAGTCGTAGTTCTCAACCGGGGTATCATTAATGAAAAGCGTTGGTGCTGCCAAAGCTCCGTTGTTCACTTTTCCGGCGTTTACTTTCGCAGGGAAAGCAGCCAAACGGCCTGCAAGAACTCCAACCGCTGCACCTTTACTCGTGGTAACTCCTGAAAGGGTTTCAGTATCTCCGATCAGAATTCCCACAGCGTTATAATCCAACGCGCTCAGATCGGTAAGCGCTGTTTTCACACCGCTGTAGGCATAACCTTCCAGGATCGTGAAGTAAGGGGCGTATTTCTGTGCGGTGTAATTCTCAAACAAAGTCTGAGCTTTGCCCGCTGCGATTAAAACATCATCATCCATTCCGGCGGTAACCGTTGGCGCAACAGATGAATCGTTCACAGTGAACAGACCTCTTATTTTTCCTTTGGCGGAATTCAGCAGGTTTTCAACCGGGGCAATTCCTGCAACCGGCGTAAACCATTCCGAAACCTTTTTGGTTTTCGCGATTCCGTAAATCCACACTTCAGATCCGGCACCGGCTTCCGCGTAGAATTCAGACAATGCTTTAAAAAGTCTGTGATTGTCGATGCTGTCTGTTAATTTCAGATCCGCCACGTCCTTCATGCTTTTAACCTGGTACGCAGTATCGAGTTGAAAACCGCCTACTACCGCCACAGCAGAAGCCACGATGCCGAAACAACCTGTATCTAATGGCGTCACCGCTCCGATGACGCCATTATTAAATCCTATTGAAATTTTGGGTTTCATTAATCTTCAGTGTTTTGGTTTGTACCTTCAGCACCGGTCTCGGTACCTTCAGCGCCTGGTGTACCATCGCTTTTAGCGGGGTTGGCAGCTTCCAGTTGTGCAATTCTTTTTTCAAGAGCTGCTACAACGCTTTTGCGTGGGGAATCAGTAATTTCAGCATTAAGATAGTCCTGCGCAGTTTCCAGATCCATTTCCGGAACTTTGGCTAAAATCTTTTGGGCGGTTTCCCGGTCAGCTTCAATTGTCTGATCTCTGAATACGTGAGTTACGCCCTTATCATCCAGGCTTCTGGCGTGATTTTTTGCCAGATCCTCTTTGTAGAATTTCTGGCCGTCGGAAGTCTCAAAATATTCTTTCAGATCCGGGTTATTTTTAAAAGTATCATTACTCATTGGTAAGTATTTTTCCGTTTAATTGTTTGTACTTTTTTAGCTCATCAATCAGAGCCCTGTTTTCATCCGCGAGCTGGTTAAATTTTAATTCCATAGAATTAAGATCCTTCAGTGCCTGGCGGTATAATGCGTTCATGGTGTTCGCTTCGTCAGTGGCGTCCTTCCATCGGTTGGCAATGTCTTCGAGCTGTTCCCGATAGAACTTCACGGCCTTTTCAACGTTTTCAAGCTCTGAGCTTTGTACATCTGCGAGTTTTTTCCGTCTGGCCGCAAACCAAGTTCCCAAGGAGGTGAAGACGCCTACTAAAGCCGTTAGTACTATCTCTATATTCACAACAATGAATTAGATGATGGCGCCGATCATTTCATTTTTCGCTGGCATAGCGATGAAATAGTGGCGGTAGTTCAATAGGTTGGTCTGGGTGGTTGGTGAACCATCGGACTTGCTGAAATACTGTTTTGTTAAACCTGTTTTCTTCGCTACGTTATCCTTGTGAAAAGCAACGGATGCAACCAGGTCAGTCGCTGGAACTCCTACAGCGCCGAAAGCGTTTTTCACACCTGCAGCTGAATATTTCGGATTCCCTACATAAGAGAAAATCTCGAAACCTGCGATTTTTTTCGCCACGGTTCCGCTGTTGATGTCAGCCAAAAGGTTTCCGAAACGGTTTCTGTCCAATAACAGAATGTTTTCGTGATCTGTTGACAAAACAAGGCGTCTGCCTTCTACCGGAACTTCCTGTTTGTCGAATTTATCTTTCAGCTCCACAATTTTATTGTAAAGCATTTCGGCTTTTTCGGTGCCGCTTTCAGTTCCTGCGAACGTAAGTTTCAGAACCGGGGTTTTAGCGGCGTCAGATGCTGGCGCTTGTGCGTGGATCGCTTTTCTGTACTTCGTACTGTTGATCTGCGTCACGTGACCTTTAGTTGCACTATCGATACGGGCGTAAGATGCACCCATGATCTGATCATCAGAAAGCGAAGTTGCTTTGGTCTGGTATTTATCCAGTTTGATGATTACTTCAGTATCAGTGAACTGCTCTACTGCGATAGGGTAAGTGGTATTGTTCAATAGAACTTCAGGCTGAAAAGTTTCAACCGGTAGATGGATGACGTTAGTCTCACCGGCAGAACCGGATCCCATTTCTATAACTTCTGTATCAAGTTCCGCGATCCCGTCCAACCAGGGTGCCACGTTTTGCGTGGTTAAAAGTTGAATTACGCGCGCGCTCCATACTTCTGGAAAATTTGCTGGCATTATTTTAGGGTTTAAATGGTTATTAGTTTTTTGAAAAACCAGCCTCCTTCACAAAAAGAAGGCTGGAAAAATTTAAAAAATGAAAGAATTATGAAAAGAGTGCTTTGTAAGCGTCTGGGTTGCTGTTCTTGAATTCCAACTGAGCGTTAAGATCAAGCTTTTGGAAATCATCCATCGTTTTCACTTCCGCCACCTGACCACCGTTCACCTGAGCGCCTAATTTGTTTTTGGCAGGCATATCGGTTACTGTAGATTTATACAAGTCCGGGAATTCAGCGTGAAGCTTAATAAAATCAGCTTCTTTGGTAGCGTCAATTTTTCCGGCTGCGATATCGGCCTTCACCGTATCAGCGGAAAGTTTCGCTTTCTTGTCGTTTTCAAGATCCTGGAAACCTTTAATCTTCAGGTTTGCCTCATCGAGTTGAGATTTCAAATTGATGATCTTGTCGTTTACTAAAGATTCATCATGCTCAAGGGTATTACCCGGCAAACCTAATGCGGCCACTGCGGATAATGTAAGGGTGATTTTTTTCATGGAATTATTAAGGTTAAAATTTGATAAGTCAGAAGCCATTAAAAGGATTTCGGAAATCTCACTTTCCTGAAGTTCCTTCATGCTGTCTTCGGTGGCAGCATAGAGTTTAATAGCGTTGGCGTTGTTGGGGATCGGCACGATCGAAGCTTCAAGAACCTCAGATCTTACCAGGTCATAAGTATCATCCGGGGCAATCACAAAATTGCTCATGCTGAAAGGGTTCAGTCCTAAGCTGGAACCTTTAATGAAACCTGCTTCTACTTTCCGCCCGATCTCTTTTGCGTTGGGATCTCCGTCATCGAAAACAGCTTCAGCCGTTAACAGGTTACCTTCAATCTGAATATTCTCCCATCTGCCTATAACAGAGAAATTGGAATTACTGTGATTATCC